CCAATTCCAATAAGGAAATCTGTTTACCTTGATTATCTATCACTCTTATATAAGACATATTTAAACTATCACATTCTAATTGAGCTTTTTCCATTAATTGTAAAATTTCTAAATTATTGTCAATTTTTTGAGCTTGTTCTATAGTCATTACAACAACTTTTTTACCAAGAGAATCTGTTTCGATTCTTGGATAGTCTGTTTGAGAGAATGCAAGTACTGATGAAAGTACCAACATCATTGTTATTAGTATTTTTTTCATAAACGATTTAATTTTTCTTTAAGAGATTTTATTAATTCATTATCTTCTCTTTTAATAGGGTCATTTTTTAACTTTGATATTTTATCCTTTGTTTCTTTAAGACTTCTTTTGTCTTCCTCTACTTGAGCTGTTGCTTTTTGTAAATCTTTTTTAGTTTTTAATATTTCTTCTTCAATTAATTTAATTTTCTGATCTCTTTTATCAATTTCAGATTGTTTTTTATCAAAATCTAATTTTAAAGAAGCATTTGCTGCTTTAAGTGAATCTCTTACTAATTCAATTTTTTTGTTTTCATTTTCAAGTTCTTTTATCTTATCTTTATAATCAGAACCCTTGAAGAACCACATTCCGAAGAACAAAATACAAGCACCAGTAAGAACTAAAAGTGCTATTGATTTTATGTCTAATCTCATAATTTGTTAAAATTTTTAGGATATATATTAAAAATATAATCACTTTATAAACTTTTTTGATTATATTTGTAAAATAGTTATTATAAACAGACATGAGCAAAACATTATATTCATTTGACTTCGACGATACACTTTGTCACACACCAGACCACATCGAGGGTAAAAAACAATGGGAAAAAATTACAGGATTATCTTGGCCATATAACGGTTGGTGGGGTAAAGCAGAAACTTTAGATAGTGATGTATTTTCTGTTCAAAAAAACGAGTGGGTTTACCAAAGATACTTAGATGCAGTTGCTGATGAAGATGCTTATCTTATTATGGCTACGGGCCGATTGAAGAAAATCGTTGGTATGAGAGAGAATATCGATAAAATTTTAAATCAACATAACTTATCATTTGATGAAGTTCACTTGAATTGGGGTGGGGACACTTTTATATTTAAAACTAGACTTTTTGAAGAAATGATTGAAAAGACTGGTTGTGAGCATTTTGTTATGTATGATGATAGACTTGAGCATTTGGTTAAGTTTGAGGAATGGGCGAAAGAACAACCTTGTGATGTTACAATTGTAGACGTTAAGAATAAGACAACAAAGACAATTAAAAATTAATAAATAGTATATGGCTACAATTACTAAGAAAAAAACAGAATCAAAAGTTGAAGAAATTCTATCTAAACCATATCGTTTAGACTTACATAATGATGATTATAATACATTTGATTGGGTTATAACTTGTCTTATGAAAATATGTAAACATGATGAAGAACAAGCTTCTCAATGTGCTCATATCGTCCACTTTAATGGTAAGTGTGATGTTAAGTATGGTGACTATGATACAATTTCAATTATGAAAGAAAAGTTGAAAACTGCCGGTTTATCTGTTACTATGGAAGTTAACTCATAATTTTCTACCAAACCAATCCCCACTTTTATAAGTATTTTTGTTTCGGTTCATAAACTGTTTTCTAACTTTTAGAACTTGTCCATAATCTACACCTTCTACAAAATCTATATTATTTAAACAATGGTTGATATAGGCTAATAATTCTTTATCAGTATTTTTATTGGCCCATTCTTCCACCATTTCCTTATATTCATTTTTAGGAAAAATAGAAGTTGTATTTACAATGGTCATAACACAGTCGTCATGTCCAACATCAGCTGCGTATCTTGTATTCCCTGATGTTGTTGTATGTTTAACAAATGTTGTTATCTCTCTTATAGTTTCTTCGTTATTTATAGAGAATCCTTTTGATAACATTAGGTCTTGGTAATCCTTAACCATTAAGTTTTTATTTTCTCCTACTTTTAGACCTACTTTTTCTTCAGTTGCATCTACTCTATGTTTGTATCTAGCAAAGATAGCAGAACCATATTCATTATTTCCCTCTAAAACGTGAGGCATTTCAGCGAGTAAAGTATTTCCGTAGTTATTCAACTCTAATACAATTTTAACATTTTCCGGATTTAGATACTCAAATGCTAAAACATATAAAAATTCTGACAACTGTTTAACTGATACTAAATTACTTCTAAATATACCAACTTGTTCTAATCTGAAAAAGTCAACTATAGATTTATAAGAAGCTCTTTGAGATTCTATTAATTCTCTCGATTTATTTGTTATCTTAAATATATTGACCACTGAGTAATCTTGCCCCAGTCCTTCTGATATATCGACAGATATTACAAATTTATACTCTTTTCTTTTGATTGGTATGAATACGTCATCATCATCAATCCATTTTAAGTCTTTGTAGCTAAATTTCAACTTATTAAACTCAAATATTTCTTCTGATATATAATTTTTCTTACTTTTCAATAATTCATCAATTATTGCTTCACTTAAAAGTGATTTACTTGCATTAATAAATCTTAACCCATACTCTTGGTTAAAGGCATCTTCCCCACCAATATCTTTTATAGCCTCTTCTTTCCAAGTTGTTACTTCTGCTAAGGCCCTTACCGGTACTTCATAACCCTTTGAATCAATAAACATTAAAGATTTCACCTCATCATCAGAACAAAATTCATTGTTATAAATATGGATTATATCTTTTTGTAAATCTGAGTTATAATCCATTTCTAATTTGGTCTTACTTCCCCATTTTTCTCTACATAAATTAAATATCTCCTCTTTAGTTACTCCATATTCATATAGTTTATGATTATTTAATCTTAAATAAGAAACAAATCGGCCTGGTACTTGATACCAGTAGACCCTCATAGCTTTATAGTTATTCTTCTGTGGATCACCATCTGGTCTTTCAGCATCTGTTAGTAACTTATGGAATAAGTTCATACCATTTGGAGTTGAAGTAATAATAATCTTCGAGTTTTGAACCGCAGCCGTCGTCGGAAAGGCAGCGGTATAGTATGGTTCTATGATATTAGATGGAATGTGGGCAAACTCATCTAAGTAAAGTACGTCAATGGTAAAACCGATTGCTGGAGTCTTTGTTCTAGCTGATGTTTTAATTCTACATCCATTCTCAAATGTTAGAGATTTTTGATTCCAAGTTTTAATACCTGGTTTCAAGAAGAAAGGTAATAGTGAGTAGATTGATTTAATTTTATCTACAATCTCTACGGCAGTATCACCTTTATTCGCAACAATCATTATATTTTTATCGTTATCAAATAGTATTTTATGTAACATGAAAATTGCCGCGGATATTGTCTTACCAACCTGGCGAGAAGCCATTAATATATTAAATCTACTATTTACAAAATTATCAAGTATTTCTTTCTGATAATCTCTTAGTAGGATAGATCCTACAGAACCGTCCTCCCTCTTTACTTTACAATACTTTTCTACAAAGTAGTGAATGTCGACCGCACATCTAATATATTCTTGTTGTTCATCCGCAGTCATCTTAAAAGTAACACCTTGTCTTCTAAGACCTACTTCACTCTTCAACCATGGGTTTTGATATCGTTTAACAACAATACCATCATTTATCTTATCTGTTGTCTCATCTACTAACTTAGTAGTAAAGACCATTTGTTTTTCCATTACCTCTTTAGCCATAGGTGAGGAGATATTTTTTTATATATATTGTAAAAAACCACTCTCTATGTCAAAAACTGATAAAGAAAGAAATAGAATACAAGATGAGTTTGATGAAATTCAATCAGAAAATGGTGAGTTTGATTTGTCAAAACATTTAGCAAGACCGGAAGATTTACCGGATTTAGGTGAAATTGAAATATATGATTATGATGCTGATTTAACAGTTGCTAGTCAACAATCTATGGATGTATTAGAATCTCTTGTTGATTTGTATCTAGGAGACGTTCCTCAACTAAAACAACACCCTTATATTAAAAATAAAATGAAAGAAGACGCTACAGTATATGCTGAGGGTATATTCTTAACAAAAATGACAAGAAAAAACTTCTTATCTCAATTAAGACAAGTTGATAATGGTGATAACTCTGCTAGAATGCATGAGGTTGTCAATCAAACAATTGGTCAAATTAGAGAGAATGCTAAGTTCTTATCCGGTCAAAAAACAGAGTTAGAGAAGTTCTATAAGACATTGAGAAAAGATTTGGGGTACAATGAAATTGAACCAGAATCTACTAAAGTTGAAGGTGATGGTAATGTTCCTGATGATGGTGGTGAAATAACCGATAATAGAAAGTTAAATGAGATGATTAAAAACGCAATGTTGAATAGAGATAGTGATAAGAAAAAAGATTAACCTTTATATCTAAATCCTTCAAATGTCTTTATTACATTTTGCCACTCAATTTTAATTGATGTTGTTACAAACTTGTTGATTTTATTAAATGTAACAAGATTTATATTTATAACTAAATCTTTATCTTTTATAATTGATTTAACAGAATCTTTTATATTCTCTGGTGAATTAGAAACTAAAAATCTTATTATTTCATTAGATCCTTTACAAACTTCTATACAGTTGTTCTCATCATCATATAGATTAACCTCATCATATTGAGTTATCTCTTCGTTTGTAAATTTATCTATTTCTGTTTTAAGTCCTATCGAATGTTGAATAAGTAGTTTAGCTTTCTTTTGTGAAACATCATCTTTATCTCTATTATAAAAAGTTTCTGATAAATAATAATAGTTTTTAATAACAAGACCTATGTCTTTTAACATCTCTTCTAACTTTTTTATTATAACTTCATAGTTCTTTTTACTGTTTTTAGAACATATTACATAGATATCATCATTTGTATTTTTAAGATGTTCAAAGTTTTCAGTACATATTTTATAATCTAACTTTTCAATTATATTTGGATTCATAAATTCTTGCATAGAAAATGACAAGTCTGTAATATCTACACCTATTTTTTTACATTTAATCTTTACATCATTTATAATATTATCACTTAACCAATAAGATTTATTACCTATTGTAAATTGTTGATTAAATTTTCTATAAACACCTTTTTTAATTAAATTGAATTCAGATTGGTCAATTTTAATTATTGGAATGGATGGTTTTATTTTAGACACCACCCATATTTTAGCATTTGTAGTTATTAAACTATTTATATCAAAAAAGTGAGCTATCATAATTTAAAATTTGTTACTTTATAGGATATTTGATGAGCAGTTCCGTCAAATCTACCACCTTCATATGTCTTATCTTTCCATTCTACACCTCCACTCATTTCATTTGAGAAACTTCTGCATTTTTTACATTGTCTAGGGTGTATTAAAGATTCTTCTGATTTTATAAAATCATTCTCTGTATATGTGAAAGTTGCTTTACACCATGGGTTTTGACATACTTCTCTAAATTCTTCCATAAACTATATATAAAAAAAGAAACCTATCAAATTGATAGGTTCTCTTAATTATTTTAATAAATTTTTACTCATTGCGAAGTCATATATTATCGGTAGATTCAAGTATTTAATAAAACCATCTCTTACTTCTGATAGTTTTTTAGAATCTTTAATGATTTTAATAATCATAAATCCAAATTCTTCTTGAAAATCTAAATAACAATCACACCAAGGTCTATTATAGTTTTCTAAATTTCTCCATTC